AGAATACTGTTATGGTTCAATGTTTAGATACAATAGAAACGGTGAATTTAATATTCCTTATGGTGGTATGTCATACAATAAAAAGAATATGACAACAAAAATTGATAAAATGTTTAACGAAAATATACAAACATTGTTTCACAATACAAATATTCATAATCAAGATTTCGAAGACTTTTTAAATAATATTCACCCACATGAAGGTGATTTTATATTTTTGGACCCACCATACGATACAGATT